GAGCCACACCGAACCCTTAGCAGATTGCTCGTAGCGAAAGTCCTTTTGTGGACCTTCAGGAAAGATGATTGCCCGCTGCCGATTGCGAGAGCCTTCCAACTGCGACCGCAGCATGTGTGTCGTGCATTCGTGAGTGGAATAGCCGCCGTTACCCCCGCCTTGATTTGTGAAGCGGTCCAGATAGTTGACGCCCCATGTGTGGTTCTCATCGTTCTGTCGAGCCTTGGCTTCGCGGTCCTTCGGTTCGATCCAGAACGATGCTGGGAAATCTCGCGCTGCATCACCACAAGCATCCCGCATCGCCTGCGGTGAATCGCCGGCGGGGTTGTGACCAGAATGCCCCATTTCCAGTAAGCCTGGCGGCATCGGTTTGTCAATAAGCGAAGCTGGGACTATGTCGAATGAGCTAATCATGGCACAGCCTCCAATACTCGAGCCTCGGTACTCGGAGCCTTCACCGTGCGAATAACGCGCTCGCCAGCCTGCACGACAAGCAACGGCACACCTTGCGTTTTTGATTCAGCCAACGCCACCTTGTACTGCTCGGGCACGTCACCGCTGCCATCCGTCGTGTCGTCTTCAAACGTGGTCGCGACGATCCCACGTGCGTTGAGCTTGGCGAGAGCGGCCATCACACCGGAAGGGATTGTCGAGTCGTCTTTTTCATAGACGTAGGTTACCGCAGTTGCCTTTTGCGAGATAACAGGCCACGGAAATCCGGGCACCTCCGGCAGCTTACAGCCTTGCCACGTCACGCCGCCGCTGACCAGCCACAACACCACGACGAGCGCCACGACCTTCCACAGAGGCAATTCGAGCTTGGCGTCGAACCAACCGCCCACTGACGGCAGCTTGGGAAGCCGAGTTGAAACGAACATATAAGCACTCCGCATCGCCGCTACAATCGGATCGCCTAGCAGAATTAGGATGGCAATGGCAATGCCGATAATGGCGGAAGCTGACATCCGAAGCCCCACTCAATTCGTTATTGCGACCGGTTGCGTCGTCACCATGCGGAGTGCAATGTTGACTGCGGCGAGAATTGCAACAACATACGGCATCACAGCCAGCGGGATTATTTCGGCGTGACCACTAATCGCAGTGAGAACAGCCGCGGCTGCCGTGAGTGCGTTGACCCAGAACGTCTTGGACGCAAAAAGTGATTTTGGCATGTGTCACTCCTCAATTGTGTTAGCCAACCATGTCATCACAATAACCTAAGAACCTTTACACAACTGTAAATTGAGTTCACCTCAACAACAGCAAACGCCGCCTCATCCGCACCTCAGCTTGTGGACTATCATCCTCTGGAGTATGGGCCTCCACGAACTGCTTATGTGCTTGCAACGCTTCCGCTTTGCGAGCGATCAACACTTCATTAGTCACTTGTTCCTGAGCATCTGTAAGGGGTTCAAGAATCAGTCCCTTATCTTCCAAATACTTGCGGTAGCAATCACCCGAACAGAAAGATCGTTTGAGCACGTACCGCCTGCAACATTTGCAACATCGAAACGCTTCCATTCTTCTACTCCTTTTGATTATCCGAGACTTATCCTAGATACTTATGGCATCACCATTTCCGTAGGACGTTTTTGGACGTTGTTCAATCCCGACATCATTTCCATAACTGTTGAAGAAACCCAATGCGAAAATACACCATTGACCTCCATCCACACAGGAAGTAACGGTTCGATAAACTCTACAACGTCATATTTGCTATGATGTCCAACCGTCTGCACTGTTTGATTGAGTTCAATCATTCTGACTCCTCATAAAAAGAAACTACCGCCAAGCGGACATTAACCCACCTCCAAATGCTCCCTTGCGTAAACGATCCGATGCCTCTGCCTCTTCCTCCTGTACCATTTGTGGCGCCGGCTTGCGAGGATCAAGTCCCAACTGAATTGAACCACCCATAAATCCGCCGCACACAATCGCCGCATAAGACGACATATCAATCTGGTCATTGGTTTCGTCTTTGATTCCCAACCAACGCAACCATTCACTCTCAAGGGCCAAACGCCACGTGCCTTCACCCCACGGCAAATAGATTTGCCCTCGCTCCAACATATTGAGGAATGGAGCTGCTCGCACCACCTTGTCCACAATCCCCGATGAGATCATTCGGATGGGCATGTAACTTTGCAAATCATCGACCACGGCTGGACCCATCGCTTTGTTCTCAACATGAATAGCACCGGGTTTCCATTCAGCATTCAAGCGAACGATGCCTGCCTTGATCTCGGAATAACCCACGCCTTGAATCCGCCAAACGTGTTTGAGAATCAACGCTCGCAAATTACCGGAGGTGTAATAATCCCAAACACCAGCGGCAGTGAAGCTCAACGTCTTGCCTTTGTGCTCACGCTCTATGTCTTCCACACCACCTGCCGTATCGACCGTAATAAATCGGATGCTGTTTTGCTCGTGGTAATGGTGCAGAACTTCATTCGTGTGGACGAGATTACCATCAGCATCTTTGCGTGAGATCAGCAGGTTGACCAACCGATCCTGCATTTTGTAATACCGCAGCCATTCGGGTTTGATAAGACCCGTGGGCATCACAGTCCAGTCGCCGTTCATCATTCTTTCCCGCATCACCGGACCCAAGTGCATTAGGTTTCTGATGTACTTGGTGGGGTCGATAGCAGGGTTGTCCCTGATCTTCGATGGCACACTCGCTCGAGACGTTTCACCTTCGACAGAGGATGGAATCAGATACACGTCCTGCATCGTGTTCTCAACCAAATCACGTTCCATCTCAGGGGATATGAATCTGGCTTTTACCCACTCGTGTCCACGGCCTCCGGGATTACTAGCCGATCTGATTCTTTCGGGCACACCAATATCTCGTCTTTGCCTAACTCGTGAGAACATGAACGTGTAGTCTTCTTCAGTGAAGTCGGTCAGCTCGTCGAATCCCACAAACTGGAACTCCGATGAACGATACCGATACTTATCTTGCATATCGGCGAGATATCCAAATTGCAACATCGCACCGGATGGAAACGTCCATTTGCTTTCACTTCCATTCCAATGCGCTTTGCCGGTCAACCATTCATGCGACTTGGGAATCAAACCACCAGGCAATCTAAGGTCTTGTGTCGAGGTTCGTAAGATCAATGCGGCATAGCCTGGTTTGTTCACATACTGCAAAGCCGCACGTAAGATGCAATGGCTTTTGCCTCCTCCTGCCGCTCCACCGAAGAATGCTTCCTTGCATTCCAACTTCTCAAACAGCTTCTGTTTAGGCCAAGGTGGTGTTTTGCACCATTCACTCACTGGGTCGTTCTTGTATTCCTCCAGGCTGTAAAGTTTGCCCAGTAACGTCGGCAACTGAGATTGTGGCACCGTCGATAACAAGTTTACTCGCTCCGAATCGTTCAGCGAGTTGAAGGATGCGAGATCGTCCAACGTCAGTAGTGTTGTTGATTGCAACATTGACTTGCGTTCCTACTTGCGGTGTTTGTTGTTTGACTTCCAAATGATCGTCTTTTTGATCTTGTTCATTCATTTGGATAAGAGCTCGTGCGGCACCTGTTGCTGCTAATGGATCTTCTTCATGTTCCACAATTGCTTCCAATCTTCGCTTTATCATTCCTTTGCGTCGTACATTCCATTTGCTTCTTGTTGCTCTTCGGATGAGTGCTGCATCTTGTTGAATTTCATTTGGGTTTTGAAAGAGACCTTGAAACTTCTTTTTGGTCTCTTGGATTCTTGCTCTACGTTCTTTTCTCGTGAGCAGTTTACCCGGTAGGGATTTTTTCGATGGAGTAGAATCAACATCGAGTGGAAGATTAGCATCCGAATTGTTCAGCAGCATTTTCTCTTTTACAAGGACACGCTGGCGATTTTGGGCCTGCCGCTGGTGCGAACTTTTTGATTTGTGTTTCTGATGTCCACGATGTTTGACCACTATTTGATTTCTCCCCTTACTACGATTGGATTTTTAGTGCCAATGATTGCTGCCAGTTCCACATCGGAAAGTGGATTGTCTTTTGCAACTACAATGACTGCCGGCAAGATTTGTGCTACCTTTGTGAAACTTTGATAAGATTTATTTTTCAATGGTTCCGATTCTCCACGTTCTTCGCTCATTTTGCTACTCCCCCAATAAGAATCAAACCTTGTTTGTGAAGCTCGAGCAATTCGCACTCCACGCATAAACCAGTTCTACATACCAATTGCATGGATTCGCCACAGCGTCGGCAGAGCTTATTCAAGACCTTTTGCAATTCGAGATTGTTGATTGTCAAAGCTCCCGTGTGTTTGTGTCGAGTGCCGTGTTTGATTTGGGAAACGCTGCTAGCCGTGCGACCCACCATCTCAGCTATTTTGCTCGTACCATATTGCTTGATTAACTTGCGAATTCGCAAGACCACGCGGATCGTTTCTGGATCGTAGCGACTCATGCCAACACGGTGCTTCCTTGGCGTGTGAACACTTCAACCAGAGCATCGAACGTCGCTACCAAATTGGTCGTGGGCAACGTGCAAACAACACGCATTAAGTACACATCACTGTAACTAATCGTATCAGGCAGATCGCAACGGTAAGCACCGCCTGCTCCAATCGCAACGGCCGTACCAGAGGCAGCCACCGACCCATTGGGGTCCCGCAACGTCCACGTCACCGTCGCGTTATTGATCCACTTGGGATTGCCATTAGTTTCAATAGGATCAGATTCATCCAGCACGCCACGGAGATAAACCACGTTGTCATTATCATCAGCCAGGCGAAGTTTTCTCATGGGTTGGATTCCAATCTTCCGCGGACACGAAATGCGGAACTTAATTCCCCTCGGATGGATTTGATCGTACCTGGAGTCAGATTACCCTGAGACAATCCAACTACCTTGGCCGTCAACGTAAACGCGGATAACGTCGTGCTTAACTTTCGCACGGGAACCAAAGAGGCACTAGCAGCAGTCACCGTAAACGAAGTTGCCGAAGCAACAACTTTCCGTTGAGCTTCAATATCCACAACTGAAGTTGTTTCCACGAAAGTTGTGGGAGAGGCAATTAGTTTTCGCGTTGCTTTCAATACGGTTGTTGTTGCGGTCCAAGTAAAGATTGCTTTGTCCGCTATCAACGGCAAGTGAGAAGCCAAAACGGGCACAGCCTTTCCCGTCAAAACGTAAGTTGGTGCGGCTGCCACCAGTTTACGTGTCGCGGACAGCCCCGCAACACCCCCTGTAACCGCATACGTTGCGTTCTGTGCGGTTATTTTGTAACCATGCGTCACGGGGGCCGCATTTGCGGTCAACGCGAAGGACGACGCATTTGCGACGATTTTACGCTGGGCAAGAATTTCAACAGCTTTGCCCGTCAACGAGAACACTTTGAGATCGGAAGTGATTTTGTATCCCGGCCTAAGCGGAGCATCATTTGCTGTTAGAGCAAACGAACCAGGATTGGCAGCAATTGCTTTGCCACGGGCAAGT